TTATTCACCAATTTCTTTTCTGAATTTCTTCCAACTTTTATCATCCATCATTGTGGCCGGACAGTGCTTTCCATTAACATCAAAATGTCTAATTACTTTTTTGGCATTTGGACAATATTTTCTAATGTATTTAATTAATCTCTTAACTGCTGCAATCTGTAATTTTGAATACGGTTCTTTCTCCGTGGAACTGCATAATTCAATTGATACAGAGTTTAGATTTGTACATTTGTTGTAATACTTTCCTCCACCTGTTTTAGCACAGTCTGCATACTTATCACCACCAACTGACCAAGCTGTTCTGTTCATTGGAATACTTCTTGCAATATTTCCTGATTTGTCTACAAAAAAATGTGCTCCTGCTAATCTGGTATTCCCAGTAGCATAATAATCTACATTGTTTTTTGCTGTGTCTCCTTTGTTTCCTGTGTAGTGAATTACTATGTATTCAACATTTTTCTTGTTTCTTTTCTTAGGGCTATAACTAACTGCCTTAGCCATTCTCTTGTACATCTTCATTAATATACCTCACTTTCTAAATCAATATCTTCCATAACTGCTCTTGCTTCAAGAATTGCAATATACTCTGACATAGCATTTATCTGCATATTATAAGTGCTTCTAGGACAAGTAGGGTTAAATGCCAATGTTCCCTTGTCCCACTTTTCAATCATTGCCTTTAATCCTTTATATCTTATTACAAGCTGTAAATACTCTGCCTTGAATCTTTCCTTATAATCGTTGCTCTGCATTAATACTGCTGTTGAGGGCAACTTTGTTTTATCATATTCTCTATATGCCTCTTCAAACTGCTTCTTAGGACTCCAACTCTCATATCCGTCTGAATACTTAACCAGAAATCCTTCATCTTCTGGATTCTCATTTTCAGGAATGGTCCAACCACGATATTTGTTATAATCTCCTCTGTTCATTTCTGTTGCTTCAATAATTTTTGTTCCTACATATTTCTTCATTATTCTTCCTCCACTTCCGGCAATCCTGCCACTGATGTTGCCACACTTAATATTCCTGCAAGTACTGTTGCTGACGCAACCACCTTCCAGTCAACTGCTGCTAATACTGCTGCAGAACCGATCGTTGCAATAAATGTCTGTGCCATTGTTTTTACAGCTCTGACACCTGCTGCCTTAATCCATTTCTTTGTTTTGTCACTCATTTGTTTACTCCTTTCCCTGCTTCATTGGCAGTTCCTTTACTCTCTTATAAATTTCTGTGCCTGTTCCATTTCCTCCCAAGGCATGATAAGCATTATACAGATGTTCAAAATCATCCAATGCTTCCACCGATATATGTTCCTGTGCTATGTACTGCTTTCCCAATGTATATATCTTGTTATGCAGGATGGCTATTACGCCATCCTTAATTAATTTATTTGAAGAATTTTTCATCTTCACATAATTAACTGCACTAACCAAAATTGCACCGATTAATGAAGGAATACCCAGCAAGGAAAGAATCTGATATAAAGTCATTATGCCTCCTCCTCTGGTCGTTCCGGTATAACTTCCGAATTGCTTTCTGTATCCTCTGCTGACTCTTCATCTTCTTCTGTGCCGAACCAACTTTCTACTTCTGCAAGGTCTTCTTCTGTCAGCACGTTTTTCTCATAATACTTTAATGCGTACTGCATTACCTTGTATTCATCTTCACCTGCTTCTTTCATTGAAGTTAGTGTTTTCATAACAAAGGCTTTTAATATAAATTTTGCCATTTTCCTTTCTCCTTTCTACTCAGCTTCACTTGCTGATGCAACTATAGCATTGCTAAGCTCTTTAAATTTATTGTCAATGTAGCTTTTAGTGTCGGCCACATAAGTTACCTGCATCTCAGCATTTTGGTCATTCCAAATAGTTGTATTTGTTTTGTTTGTATGCAGATTTAAGATTTTCTGAACCTCTTCGGAACTTAGTTCGGTAACTATAGGCTCCTCTAATTGAAAAAGGATTTTCACCTTATTTCCAATAAGCCACTGTTTCATTGTGCCTTCATCCGTTATGCTTTCAGGTATTCCTTTTTTTCCAATATAAATATTACCATTAACTTTGAAAGCATTACCCCATGTTGTATTAAATGTCTTTGAAGTAAAGTGAGTTGATATAACTCTCTTTGCATTGGTATTATATGTATCGACTTGGAAAAGATAGTATGTATTATTTGGATTTGTGGCAATAGTTTTATTATTAAGCATTTGCGAACAATCGTATAATTTTGTTCTCTGTATCAACTGCCCTGTTCCATCCGCTCTAACGATTAACTTGTCCTTAACATCATTAATTCCGTTTAGTTCACAAGTCGACTGTGCTGACTGGATTTCTTTGTATTCTTCGTATTCATCAACTTCCATTTTTGAAATCATTAAGTTTTTTTCGTTTTTATAAAAATCTGTTGAGCTGCAAACATATATGTATCCATCTTCTTTAGCTTCAATTGTCGCTTTTGCATTTGTTGTTACAACACCGCTTACATTTATTGTTTCATTTGCATTTTCATCTAATTTTTT